CAATGCCTATATGTGCCGTTCCCTGCTGGCGGCGATATCATGGGGCTTGCTGGCGGCGAAACGGGCATCATCCTCCAGCAAAACGCGGTCAGGAGAGCCACCTACAATGCTGATGGCGTCACCTGGTGGACCTTCGATGAGATCGCCAGCGATGTTGGCTGCATGGCTAAAGGGTCTGTGGCCCGCGCCGGCCAATTGGTGTTCTTTCTTTCCGAGGAAGGTTTCAAGGTAACGGATCGCAACACGGTCCAGCCTATCGGCCTAGAGAAGATCGATCGTGATTTCTTCAGTCTCTATAGCCGCGACGATATCGCCAAAATGACATGCGCGGTCGATCCGCGCGCAACAACCGTCATGTGGGCGATCCCAGGCATTCCGGGGCGCATCTGGTGCTATGACTGGACCTTGGGCGAATGGTCCACCATCGACACATCGCTCAGGGCGATATTCTCCGGCTTCACTTCCAGCCTGTCTATAGATGCGCTGGACGCCCTTTATCCCGGAGGCATAGACAGCATCCCCGGATCTCTCGACGCCGATCTGTTTTCAGGCGGCAATCCGCTGCTTGTGTTGGCGGGCAACGACGGCGCAGTTTGCACGCTTTCCGGTCCGAATATGCCAGCGTCGTTCGTCATCAAGCCAACCGAAATAGGCGACGGCATGCGGGTCCGGATCAGGGGCGCCCGCGTCGTCTCTGATGCGGTTCAAGGGACTGTTACGGTGGATGTGCGAGCCCGCGCCGGGGATGCGGAGTATAAGGTCACCTCTGGTGGCATCCGGGACAATGGCCGCGTCCCATTGCGGGCCAATGGTCGCCATGTCGGGCTACAGGTAGATATTCCTGAGGGCGCGATCTGGTCTTATGCATTGGGAATTGATTGCGAATTTGAGACCGAGGGCGTGCGCTGATGCTGCCATTGCCTCCCACCCCTCCTAGCGCCTCCACAACGCCCGATTGGCAAAGGAAGGTCACCGGGCTGATTAACGGCCTGCTGGGGCGTTCTGTCCTGCGCGATGGGGCAACGATCTATACCGCGCCGACAGTCAGTAACCCACCGACGCAGGCAGAGGTGCAGGCGATTGCCGATGCGCTCGCCGCCGTGTCGGACAGGCTGAAATGAGGCCTCCGGGATGGGATAAATATCTGCGCTGGAGGGAGCAATTTGTCTCACTTCTTGACCCTGATTTATACCCTGCGGCGTGGCTCGATTCCCAAGTTTGGTCAGGACAGTTCCAGCTTTTCAGCGATGAAAAATCCGCTATACTGGCATCTGTCAAGCGCTACCCAACGGGTCTTTTGGAACTGCATGGGCAAGCTGCTGTCGGGGAACTGAACTCCCTTCTGGAGTCAACCATCCCATCCTGTGAAAATTGGGGGCGTTCGATTGGCTGCTCGCGTGTAGTCATAGAAAGCCGTCGCGGATGGGCGAAGGTCATGAAGAAGTTCGGTTACGAAGAGCATCAGGTCCATATCAGGAAGGAATTTTCCTGATGGGCCTCAGTAGTTCAAAAACCACGTCCGGCCCCAGCAAGCAGGCTCTTCCCTATCTCACGTCAGCGTCGGGCGCTGTGCAAGGGGCCTACGACGCCAACAAGGGCAACGTAGCCGACATCACAGGCGCGCTGAAATCGACGTTCGATAACTATAATCCGGTCAATCCCAACGTCACGGCGGCGGGAAACTATGCGCAGGATGTGCTTGGTGGCAAATACCTCGATGCTGGCAATCCCTATCTGCAAGGCATGATCGACACGACCGCAGGGGACGTGAGCGACCGGGTGAATGCGCTGTTCAGCCGCTCCGGGCAGACCGGATCGTCCCGCCAGATCGGCGAACTGGGTAAGCAGCTTTCCGCTGCCGAAAACAACCTGCGCTATCAGGACTATTCGAGCGAACGGGATCGCATGACGGCGGCGGGCGATCTCGCGCTGGGGGCCAATAGCGGCTTGAACTCGAATATCCAGACGCAGGCAGGATTGGGAGCAACGGCGGCAGGATTGCCGATGAACGATGCTCTCGCTCTGGCGCAGGCCCTTGGCGGCCTCTGGGGCAACAGCACGACCACGAAAACGAGCGGAGGGCTAGGGCAGATGCTCTTGCAGGCTGGCGGGGCAGCGGCGGGCGCATTTGCTGCCTCGGACCCAGCATTGAAACGGAATATTAAGCGCGTCGGGCAGCGTCCCGATGGTCTTGGCATCTATGCTTTCGACTATATCGATGCGCCGAACGAGCAGATCGCCGTCTTCATGCCTCGGGGCCGACAGGTTGGCGTGATGGCGGATGAGGTCGCGGCGCTGCGACCTGATGCTCTTGGACCAGTGATCGACGGCTATCAGACCGTCAACTATGGAGCGCTGTGATGGGGATGTTCGGCGGCTTCAACAGGGCGCGCTCTTCGTTCCAGACGCCCCCCAGCTATGGAACGCCGGGGATCGGTGATGGCCTTCCCGGCGCCACACCGATGGGTGGTGTGGGCGACTATATCAGTCCTGAAACGCGGGCGGCGCTAAACAGCGCGCCATCCGAACAGCCGTCCAAGTTCGGCGCCAGGGATATTGTTGGCATTATAGGCGATGCGCTGTCCGCAGCAGGCGGCGGCCAAGGCGTCTATACCCAGATGAAATTGCAGGACCGGCAGCGCCAAAGGATGCTGGAGCAANCCCAGATTGAGCGGCAGAACGGCATGGTGGACTGGCTTGCCAAGCAGCAGTGGGAGCGGGCTAATCCCAAGCCGATTAACAACGATACGGCCAACGACTTCGATTATATCAAGGGCGTGCTAGGCGAGGATGCCGCCCGCCAGTGGCTTAAGAATAAAACCGATCCTGTCGTTTCCATCCCTGTACCGGGCGGCACCTATCTCGGCCCGCGTTCCGGCATGGGGGCGACTGTAGAGAAGGGAGGTGGTCAAGCTTCTGTCGGTAACGCCGCGCCGCAGGGTGCTATCGACTATCTCCGCAAAAACCCGTCTCTGGCTGACCAGTTCGATGCGAAATACGGGAAAGGCGCGGCTGCGGCAATTCTAGGCCAAGGAGGTTCGGGCCTGACCAGCCCGAGCAGCTTTCCCTGACCCGATGCAAGCGCCAGGCCGCATGACCAGCGGAAGACGCACCGTGGAAGGCAATCGGCTCGTTGGGGGCGTTCCGAACAGCCATCACCTGACCGGCGACGGCGTGGACTATTCAGGAACATCTCTTGACGATCTTAGGTCCTATTTCGGCCCGTCCGCCCGCTATCTCGATGAGGGCAATCATATCCATGTGACTCTGCCGGGCTATGGCAAGGTTCCCTATTTCGGCAAACGCGGCACCACGGGGCTTAGGTAATGGCGCAAGACAATCCTTTCGACCAGTTTGACGGGCCTTCGGGCGGCATGATCGTGCGCGATCCGAACAAGGCGCTGGAGGCTGATCGCATCCGCCAGCAGATGGAAGCTGAGCGCGTTCGCCTGCAACTAGCGCAGGACGCAGCCAATCGTGCGCAGGCAGCGCAGGACAAGCCGCCCGCAGGCTATCGCTGGAATGCGGCCCACACTGGATATGAAGCTGTCCCCGGCGGCCCGGCTGAGACAGGCGCACGCAATGCCCGCTTAACGCCGCAAGCCCGCGCCTCCGCCATCGCTGGTTATAAGACCGCGCAACAGTTGCGGGGCATCATCAAGGAAATCCAATCCCTTGATGCCGCTGGCCCCGGTGGCACTCACGGTATTGCTGGTCTGGCGGACTATCTACCCCTTACCCGCAACCAGCGCCTCGATGCCGCTGGCAACGCTGCGCGTGGAATTGTGGGCCAGGCGCTTGGTTTTACCGGGGGACAGCTCAACACCGCACAGGAAGCGGCAATGGCGGTAGGGCCATATCTCCCGCAATCCGGCGACCGTGACGAAGTTCGCGCCGATAAGATCAAGCGTTTGCAGGAGTTGGCCGACACCGCCGAACAGCGCTCCATCGCAACCCTCGGCGGAACGCCCGACGAAAACGGGAATATCACGCCGGTAGCGCCCGCCAAGAAGGAATCTGCGCCCGGTGCGTTGCCGCCCATGCCACAGTCCAATCTAGGCCCTTCCCAGCCTTCTCCAGTCGTTGACCCTTCCGGCAATCGTCAGTTCTCGACCGAGGTGGACAAGGCTTTTTCGGCGGAGGCCCAAAACGCTTTCAACGCCGGGGCAACACGCGAGCAATTAGACGCGATTGCGCGCAAATATGGCGCCGATCCTTTTGGCAAGGATTTGGATGCTGCTATCGCGGGCCGCAATGCTGGCGGGCGAGCGCAGTTTTCTACTCCCGCAACCGGATTCGAAAAGGCCGGTCTTGCAGGACATCTGTTGGGCACGACTGCCGCGAACCCATTAGGATCATATGGCATCGGTGCGGCCAATGCCATGTCGCTAGGCACGCTAGATGAGCTATCCGGCTTGCTTGGTAATGACCCAAACCTAACTCAAGCGGCGAAGAATCTCGCGTCCGAACAGAACCCCACCGCTTCCCTTTTCGGCAATGTAACCGGTGGCGCACTCGCATTAGCCGCGCCGGAGGCAGCGCTGAGCCGCCTTGGCGTTGGCGGCACTACCGGTCTTCTCGCCCCTCGCCTTATGGCGACCGATGGCCTTTATGGAACTGCTTACGGCGCGGGCGAGAATAATGATAACCGCCTTGGCGGATCTGTGTCTGGCGGTATCGCAGGCGCTCTCGGCGGCGTTGCTGGCCGTGCTGCGGCAACCGGTGCTGGAATGGCGTTCCGTGGCGTCCGAGATGCTGGAGTGCGCCGTCTGCGTGATGCCGGGGTTCCTATGACGCTGGGTCAGATGACAAGCCAGAGCGGGCGCGTAGGGCAGGCCGCGAAAGCCGTAGAGGATCGGCTTGCTGGGCTTCCGCTAATTGGCGATCTCATCAATGCGCGCCGCACTGAGGGACTCACCGGCTTCAATAGGGCTGCGTTCAACGAAGCGCTTGCGCCGATACCGCCGGGCGCAGTCAGCCAAGTTGCGGAAGGTGGTATCCAGCAGGCGCAGAACGCGGTCAGCCAAGCATATGACGATGCGCTCCGGGGCGTTCGCGTATCTCCCGATCCAGCATTTGTGCGCGATATGGGAGCGGCGCGTAGCAATGCCATGGCTATCCCGAACCATGGTCCTACGCTCAGCCATACGCTCGATAATGACCTGGGCAATCTGTTTGGGCAAAACGGGACGCTAACTGGAGAAAACCTACAGGCGGCCCTTCAAACTCTTCGGCAAGAGGGGCCGACCTACAAGGGCGCGCCGCTAGGTTCCTCGGCTATGGGTGCGCTGCGAGATGCAGAAGGAGCAATCACCGGGCTTGTAGGGCGCCAGTCACCCGACACGATGCCCGCTTTGAGCAATGCCAATCAGGCGTATCGCAACCTGCGCATTCTGGAGGATACGGTTGGAGATAGCGGCAAGAATACGGGCGGCCTATTCACTCCTGCACAGCTTGCGATGAAGGCATCTCAGAATACCAAGAATTACGGCGGAAAGGCGGCCAACGCCCGTGGAGATCGACCATTCTTTGATCTGACGCGATCTGGGCAAGATATTTTGCCGTCGAAGATTCCTGACAGTGGGACTGCTGGGCGCCTTGCCCTGCCCGCCATTCTTGGCGGCGCGGGGGCGGGGGCGGGGTATCTTGGCGGCGACACCCAAACTGGCGCGTTAACTGGCCTCGCCTTGGCACTACCGGCCACGCGCATAGGACAACGGGCGTTGGAAACGGGCCTGCTTGATCGCCCGGACCCAATGATCCGCATAGGGGATCAGTTAATCAATCGCCGGCAGTTGGCTGGGATGTTCGGGGCGGGAGTAGCACCGTACTTGTCACAGGGTAATTGATGACCATGAGATATCCGAAAGCGAGATGGCCAACAACAAGTGCCCAAAAGCCGATCTTCGCCGCCCGCTCCCATCGCTTCAACTTCCAGTCGGCCTCGTACACGCCAGTCTTGGGATTAAAGTCGAGGGGAATTTCTCTCCGGCGCGCCTTCCAATCGCGGTATTCGAAGAGCGCTGCGCGGGCCGCACCGCCTCCCAAGGCAGCNGCGAAGATTGACCAATCCATCACCACTTCAAAATTGCCGCTNGGTTGCCGAAGGATCGTAGGCTTGGCATGTTCCGCTGAACGCACCGGATTTCCCGCTCATCGATATGTGGCCAGTCATACGATCGATGCGGAATTTTGGAGAGTTGATGAAGTTAAGGCCTACTTTTCCGGCAAACTCGCTATCGGATGCCCTAAAATCCTCAATATCGAACCATCCATCGTTGCCGCCATGAAACTTGGGCAACATCGTGCGCGGCATTCTAACGCGACCAGTGCCATCAGGGTTGATCTCGATATTGACCTGGTCGTCAAAGGGCACAGCGCGGCTACCAACCGCCTGCCCCCATGCCGAAGAGCCATCCGAGCCATATCCATAAACACTGCGGACGTCAGGATGATTGGCGGCGCCACCGCCAAGGCAGACGAGG